TTAAAAAACATTCTTTATATACTTCTCGAAATTTTCTTTAGCGTCATCATTCATTTTTTTAGTTACATGACTATATACTTCACTCGTAATGGCTTCAGATTTATGACCTAAGCGTTCCTGGATTACTTTCATAGGTACATTGCTTTCTAGAAGTAGAGTAGCATGTGTATGTCTTAGTTTATGAATACTTAATCTATTATCTTTACCTAGTAATTTTCCAGTAACATACATCATAGTATTATGAGTTGTTGAGCGTGGTAATGGTTCACCAAACTCATTACAGAAAATATAATCGTAAGAATTATTATAGAAATCCGCATTAACAATTTTGTTACTATTTTGTAGATTCTTAAGTTTAAACAGTTCTTTAGCTAACTCATCTGAAATAAAAATAACTCTGTTTTCTTTATTTTTAGTGGGTCCAAATTTATTAGACTTTTGATTATACGATTTAGTAATTGATAATGTTTTAAGTTTTCTATCATAATCATTCCAATTTAAAGCACTAGCTTCACCAATTCTCATACCAGTTTCTATTAGCGTTCTAAATAAAAAGTATTGATATACATCTCGTTTACGTACCATATCTAAAAATGGTTTAATTTTATCTTTAGGTAGATATTTAGCTTTTTCTTGGTGTTTCAAATCTATATGTTGCAAGGTTATACCATCACAGGGATTGTGATAAATGAGTCTGTCATATTTAGCTCTTTCTAAGCTACGCTTTAATAGATTATGTGTTTTAGATAATGTGGATTTACTATAACCTTTTTCAATTAAGTAATTAATAAAACTTTGATGAATAGAGGGTGTAATGTCTTTTATATTTATATCGTTATAAAAGTCTAATATTCGTTTCTTCGAGAATTGTTCAATGTCAAAACTACTATCGCTTATCTTATTTTTTCTCCAAGTTTCAAGATAGTAATCGAGCCATTCTGTTAGAGTATAGTTTTTTTCTTCTTTATAGCCTTTATTAATCTTACTTTCTAGTTCTATTGCAGCTCGTTTAGCTTCTTGCTTCGTTCTAAAGCCTGATTTACTAATATATTTTTTTCTTCCTAAACTATCATGATAATGAATTTTAAAACGCCATTTACTACCACGTTTTTCGAATGAGGCCATATAAATCATCTCCTGGTTGTTAATTCTTGTTGTATATAAATAGGGTAGACAAGCTACCCATTATGTATCAATTCATTCTTTCTAAAAGTAATAATGCTAATTTACCTGTTGCTCTAGCGTCATTTATTGCATCATGTGAACTTCCATCATCTAAATTAAAATATTCTTTAAGTGTAGGCAATTTATGATTAGGTGTTTCATGTATTAAGCGTCTTGCAGCCGGTAAAGTATCGAAAACTCTAAATCTTTCATGGTCGATATCATAATCATGAAGATTCTTTAAAAGAAATTTCATGTCAAATGGAGCGTTATGAGCGACAATTGTTTTACCTTTAAGCAAATTATGTAATTCTTCCATATAATATTCAGATATTTTTGGTTTATCTTCTAAAAACTCATTAGTAATACCTATTTTTTTTACAAGGCTTTTTCTAACAGGTTCATCCGGTTTGAAAAATTGAGTGGTTTCATTAATAATCGCGCCATTTTTAAATTCAACTACACCATATTGTATTATTTCATGTTCTGAATATTTTAATCCCGTAGTTTCAAAATCCAATACTACAAAATCAGAAGAAAGCTTACGAGCCTTTGTATAAGTTAAATCTAATTTATTAGAATTAAAATCAATTATTTCGTCATTATCATAAGTAAGTGAAGCTAAATTTTGTTTGTAATTTACAGTCTCAAATTGTTTTTCAGGAGAATCTTTGGAATTTATATTATCACTTAATATTTCATTATCTTCACTATTTTCATTTAATTCTGTAGAATCATTTTTATTGATTTTTTCTTCAAGCTCTTTAATATATTTCTTTTGTTCTTCTACTTCTTTCTTTAGATTATTATTACTTTGAAATAATTCACTTGAAATATCTTCATTTTCTACTGTTTTTGGCTTAGGATTATTGTCAGACTTAAAAGTATTATGTAAGATATCTTTTTGCTGCTTATGTTTCTCATTTGAATTATTCAAATTATGTTCATAATAATTATTTGAATTTTTGTTTTTATTAGATTTAAATAATTTAAATAAACTGAATAAAAATAATATTAAGAAAATAGTTAATAAAATTACGTCCATAAATTCTATCCCTTGTTCTGATACTGCCAAAAAACCAATTAAAAGCATAAATCCAGAAATTACTAAAAGAATTGAATATAAAATTTTTTTCATTTTTGTTCTCCTCTATAAAAATTCGAAATATTAGATGTAATAAAGCTATATAGGTAAATCATAAATATAGTTAAATTCATTAATGTAATCCATATGACTGTCTAAACTTTCTTTTAAGAAAAGTAGATAGTTTTTGGGATGAAGATTTTCATTACTAGACATATAATTATCTAAACCACTATTCATGTGACTCTTAATTACTTTTAAAGCAATTTCAGAAGATTGCACACTAATTTGAAATACTTTAGATATTTTATTTATGTCTAAACAATTGAGATATTGATATCTGATATGTAAAGGAAACAACAAGCATGATGCAAAACTGTTTGCTTCATATTCTTCAGCTTTTCTTCTGTAAAAGTCCTCGTAGGTAAAATGTTCATTTAAATTAATTCCAGTATGTCCCATAACAAAGTGTCCATACTCGTGAGCCAATGTAAACCTTAATCGATTCATGGGTAGAGAATCATTATAAATGATTAAAGCTTTGTTACCTTTTCTGATGTGAAATGCATCTTCTGAACCAAAGATACTGGATATTTGAAAATGAGGAGTGTGAGTTTTATTTGAGAATTCATTAAAAGTCATTAGTTTGATACGTTGATCTTGCGAAATAATTTCTAAAATATCTAATGGAAAAGACAAGTTATCTAAACCATTAGATATTTTAGAAACTGCCTTTGCAGCGTTATAAAAAGATTTTTGGTAATTCACTCTCATTTAAAAGCCCCTTTACTTTGTTAATTCATCCCAATCGTCAAACATGGTTTCAAGTATAGTTAAGGCTTTTTTTCTCTGTGCCTCCGTCATATTTTCTGTTGCTCGGTGCATGATAAGAATATCTTCATCTTTCTTTTCTCCAGTATACTCATCTTTTTCTCTGCCTAGTAGATAGTCAACTGATACATCAAAATAGTCAGCAACCTTTTGAATTTTATCAATTCCAGGTTTAGTTTTTTCCCATCTTCTTATTTGTCCATTAGAGAAGCCTAAAATTCTTTCTAATTCAGCAAAAGTCAAACCTTTGGAATTGCATAAGTTGCGTATTCTTTGTACTAAACTCATAAGATTCTCCTATCACAGTTAACTTTTTTGTTATTTTTGTTTGACAAATAGCATAAAAGTTATTACACTGTACTTAAGCTTTAAATTTAGCCATTAAACATATAACAAATATTCGTTGGGGAACGAGTAATAGCAACCTTTTTAATAGTGCTTTATAGCGTTGTTATAGGTTTATTAAGCTATGCTTAAATATTAGCATAAATGTTATTTTATGACAATGGATAATTTATATGCTTAGCAAAAAAGTTAATGGAGGTAAAGACAATGGCAACAACGGAATTTGGATTAAGAGTTAGAACGGAGTTATTGAAGCGTAATATCACAAATAAACAACTAGCAGATATGTTAGGTATTTCAAGTGCTTATCTATCAGATATTTTACGAGGTCGTAGAGATGCATTCGAACAAAAGAAACGTATTGCTAAAATTCTTGAAATCAAGGAAGAAATAAAAAATTAGAATGTAACGATTAGGAGGTCTAAATGAGCAATATATCTATTGAGATTGACAATGACTTTATTAATCAACTAGTGCAAGAAAAAGTAGAAAGTATTTTAAGCAACTACAAAAGAGAAGTTGCTGCAGTGGATATTAAAGATTTAGTGACTATTACAGGTCTTAGTAAATCAACTCTAGTTAACAAAATTGTAGTTGAACCTGAAATTGTTGAAATAACAAGACGAGTTGGCACAAGAGTTTTGTATCTATATCCGCAAGTGTTAGATGCATATCAAAAAATACTTAATCGCATAAACAACTAAGGAGGTGATGATATGACTAAGGAAACTAAAGTAACGCTCATTACTGGATTTACATTTATAGCTATATTCTTTGCATTAATGATTGCAGAATTTTTTATTACACGAGCAACAGCGTATGCACTATTTGCATCATTATTTGTGTATTTATTTTTTGATGTGTATTTCTTTGAACAAAAAAAGACTGAATGCTAACGGCAATTAGCAAACAGTCAAACAAATTTCAAATAAAATTCAATTCAATTATATCACAGGAGAACAAAATGAAACATAAGCTATTAAAAATTGCTAACGAATTAAACGATTTAATTATGCATAGTAAAGAGCACATTAAATGTGAGTTTAGTACTGGTGAGTGTAAAAACGAAGTGAAGGTTTTTCTTTTTCACTATTCAGATAGATATAAAAATAACTGTGAAATTATTACCTTTTTTGAACATTACGAAGATAAAAGTATATTAGAGAATTTTGAATTAGCCAAGAAAGTAATTAAAGGAGAGTGCTTAATCAATGTCGAGTTTATTTGACTTATCAGCTGACTACCAACAAGTTTATAACCTTATCGCAGAACAAGAAGATGAGCAAATTCAAGTAATCAATTAAAAGACATACTACGAGATGAAGCAAATAAATTTATACAAATAACAGAAAATAGCGGACTTTCAGAAAAATATAAAGATGAAATAAGCAAATTGAAAATGATGGACGTAAACACTTTAGATAAGCAACAGATTATTAAAACTAGAAACTTAATCAGAAGAAGACTAGGAGGAATTGAATCATGATAAATAAAGTAGTTTTAGTAGGAAGATTGACTAAAAATCCTGAATATAGAACAACGCCTAATGGTGTTAGTGTATCGATTTTTACTTTAGCAGTAAATAGAACGTTTACTAATTCAAATGGAGAACGTGAAGCGGATTTTATCAATGTAGTTACATTCAAAAAACAAGCAGATCACGTAAATAATTATTTAATTAAAGGTTCACTTGTTGGAGTAGAAGGGCGTATTCAGACACGTAATTATGAAAATAATGAAGGACAAAGACTATATGTAACTGAAGTTGTAGCTGAAAGAGTTCATTTTTTAGATAGTAAAGGTAATAATCAGCAAAATAACTCATCTCAATAACAAAGACAAGCACTAACAGGGAATAATCTTTTTACCAATGCTAATGGTGCAATAGATATTGATGACTCAATGTTGTCTTTCTAGGAAATGACTAAATGAGTGGAATTTGGAAAGATGTTGTAGGTTATAAAAGTATTTATGAAGAATAAAAAGACTAAAAGGTAAATATGTGCCAAACGATAAAATATTAAAATCTAAAAAGATCTAACGATTATATTTGTGTGACGTTATCTGAAAATAAAGAAGTTACTAAATCAATGCATAGATTAGTCATGTTTTTGTTTGTTAGATATTCTGTTTTAGAAGTTAATTATATAGATAGCAATAAAAAGAACAATCAACTTAGTAATTTTAAGTACTGTTCTTCTAGAAATAACAGGTTTATCAAATATGTCGGTAATTAGAATTCTAAAAATGATAATTAAACACCATGTTGAAAGGAGAGAAAACGAATGCGATCAATAATATTAAGACTTGAAGATAGAATACAGATTTCTGAACGAATTAGAGATATAAGAGTAAATGCTGAACTACTGCAATACGAGTTTGGTGAATGTTTAGGTGTAGAGCGTATGACTGTGTATAACTGGGAAAACTGGGCTCAATTACCCTCAATGAAAATAATCAGAAAAATGGCACAGGAGTTCCACACTACACCTCAATGGATATTGTACGGGAGTGATGAAAAATGAATGAACAACCTAGTTACTACTCAATTATCACAGCTAACGTAAGATATGATAATCGTTTAACTGATAGTGAAAAACTACTGTTTGCTGAAATCACTTCATTAAGTAACAAGTATGGTTACTGCACAGCAACAAACAGCTACTTTGCAAGATTATATGAAGTAGTAAAAGAAACAATATCAAGAAGAATATCAAATCTTAATAAGTATGGATATTTAAAAATAGAAATAATCAAAAATCGTAATCAAGTAAAACAAAGAAAGATATACCCATTGACGCAATCGTCAATACCTATTGACGTGAAAATCAATACCCCTATTGATAATTCTGTCAATACCCCTATTGACGCAAATGTTAAAGAGAATAATACAAGAAAGAATAATACAAGAAAAAATAATACAAGTATAAATAGTGACAGTGACATCTCAAAAATTTTTCAATTAATAACTAAAGAAATAGAGATGATACAAAGTCCATTAAAACTACAAGAGTTAGAAGATGAAATTAATCTTATTAAAGATAATAAGTTAGAAATAACTAAAGTAGCTATCAAATATTGTAAAGAAAACAACAAAGATATTAACTATTTAATTAAAGTATTAAAAAATTGGAATAATCAAGGAGTAGATACTAAAGAAAAAGCATTAGCTAAAGTAACACCTAAGAAAAAGAAATCTAACGAAACTGATGATGTATTTGCAACTATGAAAGAGAAACTAGGTGCTAACTAATGAGTATGACGAAACAACAAGCATTTGAAATTATAGATAAAGTTAGACGTATTTATAACATGGAATTTGATACACCTAAATTGGAAACCTGGATAGATGTGTTAAGTGAAAATGGCGATTATGAACCAACATTGAAAGAAATGAATAACTATATTAAAAATAGTAATCCATATCCACCTACATTGCCTAAGATTATGAGAAAAATACCTAAAAAATTAAAGTATGAAGAAGTACCTAAAGATGTAAAAGAGCATCGCTGGAAGATGAAGAACGATCCTGAATATGTAGCTGAAAGAAAAAAGATATTAGATGAGTTTAAAGAGAAACTGCGTGAATTCGAGGTGAACGAATATGAATGAACGTAGAGATATCGAAAGTACAATTATTGCGAGTTTACTCAAGAAACCTGAACTTGTCGAAAAAATACGTGTAAAACCATATATGTTTAGCTATGGAGATTTTAGAGTTTTTATGAAATATATATTTGAAAATGGCAAGGTAGATCATAATGAAATATTTCTTGAGACAACAAAGAATAGAAATTTTTTAGATTTTGATACGATACAAAAACTTTATAATTCAGACTTCATAGGTTATGGCGTATTTGAAAGATACCAACAATATCTTTTAGAGCTTTTTCAAATTTCAGAAGCTAACGAAGTTATTAATGAATTTAAACTTTCACCTAGCATAAAAACATTTGAAACAATGCTTACAGAATTAAATGAAGTTTCAATGATTAGTACTTCAGATGAAACGAGTACAAAACAAATTGTAGATGAATTCGTATTAGAACTTTATAGTGATGAACCTAAAAAAATAATTAAAACTGGCTTTCCTTTAATGGATTACAAAATAGGTGGTTTAGAGCCAACACAACTTATTGTGATTGCAGCACGACCTTCAGTAGGTAAAACAGGATTTGCACTTCAAATGATGTTGAATATAGCTAAACAAGGTTATAAAACATCACTCTTTAGTTTAGAAACAACGGGCGTCAGAATACTTGAAAGAATGTTATCAACATTAACTGGAATCGAACTTACACGTATTAAAGAAAAAGTAGATTTAAGCGCAAATGACTTAACAAAGCTAACGAGTGCTGCAAGTGAAATATTAAAACTTGATATTGATATACATAAACAAAGTAATATAACCACTCAAGAAATACGTAGACAAGCAATGAAGAACAAAGATAGACAACAGGTTATATTTATTGATTATCTTCAATTAATGCAAACAGATAGTAATTTAGACCGCAGAAACGGTATTGAAAAAATTAGTCGTGAATTAAAAATTATAGCAAATGATACTGGAGCAATTATTGTATTACTTTCTCAACTTAGTCGTGGTGTGGAAAATCGAAATAATAAACGACCTATGTTATCAGATATGAAAGAAGCAGGTGGTATCGAAGCGGATGCTAGTTTAGCAATACTTTTATACCGAGATGATTATTACAACCAAGAAGAAGATGATGATTTTGGTAAATCTATAGTTGAATGTAATATTGCTAAAAATAAAGATGGCGAAACAGGAATGATTGAATTTGAATATTATAAAAAGACACAAAGGTTTATAACATGACAGTGATTGAATATAAAAAGCTACTGGGTGTTATGTATCGACAAACTTATTACAACGATAAATTAATAGGAATGTTACTTATAGAAGTAGGTAGAGCAATTAATCGTTTATTAGAAGATAAAAAGATATCGCCATTTGATGATTATAAAAAAGTTTTGAATGTTATTGAAAAACAAACGAAATGGAGAGGGAAGGATGGGAATTATAGAAGGTTCTAAGAAAAAATATTATCTCTATGAAAGTGACGGTTGGAAAATGTGCAGTGTCATTCCACTAGGTAACGACTTATATAACTTAGGTAATTACGGTGGTATACACACTAGAAAAGTTTTTAAAGGAAACGTAACTAAAGCTGAACTAGATAAATTAAAAAAGAAATATAAATTATACAGAAAAGAAGAATTAACACAACAAACAACGATAGATGAATTTCTGTTGTAGGAAGTGAACAACTTGAGAATAGAGATTAAATTTAATGAAAATTTTAAAGCACCTATTGGATCACCTAGGCCACGATTTAGAAACGCTGGAAGATTTGTACAAACCTATATGCCAACTTCCTATATGAATCATAAAGATTATATTAGAAAACAAATGCCTAAATTATTACTTACTAGCAGTTTAAAAGTATCGTTATTTTTCTACTTTATCCCTCCAAAAAGTTGGAGTAAAAATCAAAAATTATTAGCGATAGGTCAGTATAAAAGGACAAAGCCTGATATAGATAATTTAATAAAAACTGTACTAGATGCAGCGAACAATAGATTGTGGAAAGACGATAATCAAATTGTAGAAATTTATAGTTTTAAACAATACGCAGAACAACCAAAAATCATCTTAGAATTGGAGGGATTATAAATGACAAAAGAAAAAATAAAGTCGATACCTAGAGTGTATTTGAATGGTAAAAGCTACCGATTATGTGATGTATATAAATATTTTCCAGTATCAGATACGGCGGTAAGACGACGATATAAAAAAGGATTACGTGGTTCAGAATTAATTTATGGTAAGGGAGTCTATAAGTATGACACAAACCTATGAACGTAATGAAGGTGGATTATCTGATGAAGAATATATGCAACTCATAAGAATAAGAGCAGCACATGAAAGAGCGTTAAGGAACGAACGTAGGCAACAAAGAATAAATCATCGTATTAGATGTGAACAGTTACTTAAAGAATATAGAGTCAGTAGCAAGTGGTTTAGGTATCTAGTAGAGAATGATATTTTCCCGAAAGTTAGAAGGTAATGAAAATGCAGAATATTAGAATAATTGATTTAAATACAAATGACATTGTCAAATTTCAACTCACTACAAAAGAGCACAAAATATCACATACTGGAATAGTCACACGTGTATATGCAAAGAATGAAGGTATGCAAACAAAGTGGTATGCAGATGTAGAAAATGCTAATGGTAAAAAGTTTACCATTAATGATAATTACGACTTTATGAAAGTGAATGAACCTTTTATTCGTAAAGTTGACATGGTAGACCAGCCACCACACTATCAATTCGATAAGTTTAACGCACATGCCATTATTGAAGCGGTTGGAAAAACTTATAAATCCGCTTCAGTTTTTTATCACGTAGGGAATGCACTCAAATACTTAATGAGAGCGCCTAGAAAGAATGGTTTAGAAGATTTACAAAAAGCTAAGCAAAGTGTCGAGTTTGCGATTGAATGTTGGGAGTGATGGTATATGAATGTTCATTTTAGCAGTAAATCAAATGAATGGACTACACCACAACATTTATTTGATGAATTAAATCAAGAATTTAATTTCACTCTAGATCCATGTGCAACTGAAGAAAATGCTAAGTGTAGTAAACACTTCACTATTGAAGATGACGGTTTGAGTAAAGATTGGTCAAATGATGTTGTGTTCATGAACCCACCTTACGGCAGAGAAATAAAAAAAATGGATCAAGAAAGCATATGAAGAAAGTTTGAATGGTGCAACGGTTGTTTGTTTGATACCAGCAAGAACAGACACAATGTACTGGCATGATTTTATTTTCGATAAAGCAGATGACATTAGATTTTTAAAAGGTCGCTTGAAGTTTGGAAATGGTAAAAATAGTGCGCCTTTTCCAAGTGCAATAGTTGTTTATAAATATAAGGAGGACTAACTATGATCTATTTAGGTGGCGACATGCTAAGTATAGGGCAACAGATACGTCGTGAGTGGGAAAAGCAAGAGTTACAACGATTAGGCTTTAAAGTCTATGCACCACATGACGATAAGGGCATCAATGATAAAGCTAATGCTAAGCAAGATAAATTAGCAGAACGTATTGTAGCTAATGATACAGAGGGTATGGAACGCAGTAACATTATGATATTCGATTACTTACCTCATGCACAAGGGACAATTTGCGAAATGGGGTACGCACAGCGCCTTAAAAAAGAAAGTGAGAAGGATATTAAGATTTATGTTCAATGCACTGACATTAGACAAGGGACAGGACATATTTCGGAAGAACAAGATCGTGCAGAGTTCAGTATCAATCAATATGTGTATGGCGTAATCATGGATATTACAGACGGTAGAGGTATCCAAACATTTGATGAGATATGTGAGGAGTTAGTCTCATGATACTTAGCGATACAATCAACCAACGCTATCGCTACAACACACAAGGCAAGACACCTACACAGATACAACAGGAATTACGCAAGCTAGGTGTCAACGGCTTTGTGGTTAAGGTGGCAGGAAGTAGAGTGACGATGTTGGTAAGTGAGAACGATATTAAAAGGAACAGGGAGTGTGTAAGGAATGGGAAATAGCATAGATCATAAATCTAAAGAATATTACGAATTGCAATCAGATATTTGGTTTAACGAATGTTGCAAGCGTATGAAAGAACGTGACGCTTACAAGAAACAACGTGATGAACTCATCAATGATATGGCAGAAGTGAAAAGGAAGGCAGAGGCGTTTGATGAGATTTTAAACGTTGACTATATAGTAGCGCCTGATGATTATGCACATGAAATCACAAAAATTGTAGATAAATATAGGGAGGAACAATAAATGAACACATTAGGACAATCAAAAACAGAAAACTTTGGCGCTTTAGATCAATTAGTAGAACAAGTCCAACAATGGAGTATTGATAAAAACTTACACAATGGTAATTCAGATAGACAAGCACTTAAATTCTATGAAGAAGCGGGTGAAATAGCTGCAGCATTATCTCGTGGACAAATGGACGCATTAAAAGATGGGATAGGCGACACTGTAGTGACATTAATAATCTTAGCACAACAACAAGGTTGGACTTTAGAAGAATGTTTACAATACGCCTATGATGAAATTAAAAATAGAAAAGGTAAAACTATTAACGGTACTTTTGTTAAGGATAGTGATTTAAATTAGGTTTATATATTAGCTTTATTTTTATGTTTTTCAATTAAGTCCGCTATGGAAAGTAAGAAACCATCTTCAGTTTCAATATGAGAAGAAATTATTCCACGAGATGTTCTTAATTCTAAGTTAATTCCTTGATAGAAATAAAAATTATGTTCTAATTCAAAATAACAATAAAAGCGAGTTGCTCCATAACTTTCAATACGAATAGGTATTTGATGAGTCTTAAGCTTAGGTCCATGTTTAGTAGAAAGAATTATTCTTTCATCTGTACTGCATATATTTTTATTGATAGAAATACCTGTAATAGAAATAGGCTCTGAAGAATTATTGATGATTTCAAAATGCGCATAAAAGTCACCGCCTGGAATGAAAAAACAGTTTGTTATTTGATAATTAAGACTAAATTTTTGTCTTTCCCAAGTACGTAAAACATTATAAGCACTTACGAATAATGATAATAAAGCTATAAATAAAGAACCAATACTAATGAATAACAATTTGAAAATCTCCTTTTATTTGATATAAGAAATCAAATTAATATCTTAACTATTATTAAAGCATTTTCCATACTAAAGATTAATTAAAGAATCGAGGAGTAAAAATGACAGAATTAACAATTATAATTTTAACAACAATTTTTACATTAATACCTTTTTGTTTATATAGCTATTTAAGTAATAAAATATTAAAAATTTGTTTATTCTTAATCGCAGAAGTAAGTTTAACCATAGCAATTACATATGCTAGTTCATATCATTATTTAGAAATGTTAATCACATTATTATTTTTGGTAACTTTATTCGAAATAGCTGAATTAAAGATAAAGAACAGAAAATTACAAGTAAATATGATTAGTACGCAAAATACAGTACGTGCTATTAAGACAGTAGATTTAGGCGTTAAAGAAGGTGTAGTTAAAGATTATATTATTAGAGTAATAGATAATAATGATGAATTTATCGAAGTGATGAAGCAACGCATTAATGAAAAGTTTTATGTGATTGAAGCAGGGAGTAGAGAAGAAGCAATCGAAAGATATAAACAGTTAAAAAAACATTCTAGTTAAATATTTAATTGTAGTTTACAATTAAATAAAAAAGGAGTAAATCGCAGTGGAGAATGATAAAGAGATAAAATATCAGAAAGTTAAATTACGTTTTTTGTACGTTTCCATTATCTTAGTATTAATAATTATTAGTTTAATTTCATTATTCTTTTATAGAAACGTAAACGCATGGTTATTCCTATCGTTTGCGGGTACGGCTATATCAATTGTTTTATCAGTAATTGCTATCTTAATTACATTAATTGATGTAGCAGGACAAAGACAACAAATTTCTGATATTTCAGAAAGTGCAAAGGCATTAGCTAAAAGTTCTGAAACATTAAAGCAATCAATAAAAGATTATCAAAACGATAAAGATGAAATAAGACATATTATTAATTCTACTTTAAAGGAATCAATTGGAGATAAATTAGAAGAACAAGCTAAAGTGTTCATAAATATGTTAGAAGGATTGAAAACAGAATCTAACGGTAACGAGAAACTTGAAGAAAGTATAAAAGATATTAAAAATATGCTGATTAAATCTACTGAGATAGGAAAAACAAAAGTAACAAACAAAGATTTTAAATCTAATATTAATTTTGATTTGTATGATCCCAAGTTGGGACTTTATAAGAAAAAATAATTATTAAAACAAAGAAAAAAATTGCTGAAGATAAAATTAAAAAAATAAAAGATTATCTTAATAGTAAAAACTTATATCTTGCATTTATTGAAAATAAAGAAAATAAATTAGTAATTAATGCAAATACATATTTGCTTTCTTTTCAAGCAAATATATATGAGAAAGAAATTAAAGAAATTATCAAAGATTATATAGATGAATAATAAAAAAGGAGGTCAGGAATGTCAACAACTTATGAAATTAAACCAGGTACCTTCAAATATATAGAATCAGAAATATATAGTCATTCTGAAAATAAAAGAGAAATAGATAGACTTAGGTTAGCCATATTAAATCCTACTAAACCATCTGATGAAAATATTGTTTATGGTCCATTAGAAAAAGGATTGCCAGTTAGAACAACAGAAGTCATGGCAACACGATTACTTACTAATAAGATGCTGCGTAACCTAGAAGAAATGGTTGAAGCAGTCGAGTATGTGTACAATAGATTGTCTGATGATCGTAAGAAAGTTATTGAGTTAAAGTACTGGAATAAAGATAGGAAACTAAAGATGGAACAGATTGCTAGTGAATGTCATATGCATCGCAATACTGTATCAAGTATTAGAAGAAACTTTGTAAAGGCAGTTGCAATGCATGTGGGAATGAAATAAGTTTGTGCATTAATTGTGCATTTGAAACGTATTTTAAATATATTATGATAGTGTGGATTAGATAGACTTATACACTAAGACGAATACTTATCAGAAGGCGTATCACTTATGTGGTACGTCTTTTTATTATACCTATAAAGGTGGTGTATGTATGACTAGAGTTGTAGGTAAAGGTAAGAACGGACGTAAGCAATATGAGTATGATTGGTTCTATCATTCAAAAGGATGGAGCAAGTTAAGGAGCATGGCACTTGATAGGGATAACTATCTATGTCAGAAGTGTCTAGCACATAACAAGATAACTAATGCTAAGATAGTCCATCACATTGTTTACGTAGATACTGATTTTACTAAAGCATTAGACCTGGATAATTTAATATCAGTGTGCCAAGACTGTCATAATAAAATTCATGCTAACGATAACGACAAAACGAACGAGAGAAATGTAAGAGTGATGAAAGTTTAAAAATTAAAATTGTTTTGAATTTCAAAATAAATAATTTTTATACCCCCCTACCAAGTGAGCAAAAAGTGATTCCGACGGGGACCGGCGGGGGGACCTTCGTTCGCAATGCGGATAACTTTTTCATGAAAGGGGGTTAACTATGAAAATAACAAAAAATAAGCTAATTCAATATATTGATGATTATCAAAAATCTGATGACATACTTATTTCTTTATATTTAGAAACTTACGAATTTTATTGTCGATTAAGAGATGAATTAAAAGATAGTGATTTAATGTTGAGTCATACAAATAAAGCAGGTGCAACAAATATTGTTAAAAATCCACTTAGTATTGAATTAACTAAGACTGTTCAAACATTGAATAACTTGTTAAAGTCATTAGGTTTAACTCCTGCACAAAGAGAAAAAATAGTTCAACAACAAGAAGATGGTTTCGGTGACTATTAAAATATTAAATAAACCATCACCTAAATTGTTAACGACATGGTATGCCAAACAAGTAGTAGCAGGTAAGATTATCGTAAATAAATACGTGATAAAAGAGTGTGAGCGACACCTTAAATACTTAAAAGGTCATGAAAAGTGGATTTTTGATGAAGAATTAGCACATAGACCAATACGTTTTATAGAGAAATTTTGTAAACCATCAAAGGGTGCAAATAATCAATTAATACTACAACCATGGCAACATTTTATTATTGGTAGCTTATTTGGTTGGGTACACAAAGAAACTAAGTTAAGACGATTTAAAGAAGCACTTGTATTTGTTGGGCGTAAGAATGGTAAAACAACGACTATTTCAGGGCTTGCTAACTATGGTGTATCGCAAGATGGAGAAAATGGTGCCGAAATACATATGTTAGCAAACACCATGAAACAAGCACGATTATTATTTGATGAGTCTAAAGCTATGATTAAAGCTAGTCCAGTTCTAAAGAAAAATTTTAGATCATTACGTGATGCCATTCATTATGATAAAACGATATCTAAAATTGAACCGCAAGCATCAGACAGTGAAAAACTAGATGGACTAAACACACATATAGGTATTTTTGATGAAATACATGAATTTAAAGATTATAAACTTATATCAGTCATTAAAAACTCAAGAGCAGCACGTTTACAACCATTATTGATTTATATCACTACTGCAGGTTTCCAGTTAAATGGACCACTTGTAGATATGGTAGAAGCGGGAAAAGATACATTAAACGGAATTATTGAAGATGAACGCACTTTTTATTACTTAGCTTCTCTAGATGATGAAGATGATATTAATGATAGTGAAAACTGGATTAAAGCTAATCCAAACATTGGTGTGTCGATTGATATTGAAGTTATGAAAGAAGAATGGATAAAAGCAAAGCGTATTCCTGCAGAACGTGGCGATTTTATTACTAAACGATTTAATATCTTTGCTAATAATGATGAGATGAGTTTTATAGACCATACAACATTATCTAAAAATAATGAAGTGATCGCTTTTGATGAATTAGAAAATCATCCATGTACAGTGGGTTATGACTTATCTGAAACGGAAGACTTTACATCTGCTTGTGCTACATTTGCACTTGAAAATGGAAAGATTGCAGTATTAAGTCACTCATGGATACCAAAACATAAAGTAGATTTATCGAATGAAAAAATACCATATAGAGAATGGGAAGAAGCGGGATATCTGACTATACAAGATAAACCTTATATAGATTATACAGATGTATATGACTGGATATTAAAAGTGAATGAACATCATCCAGTAGAAAAAATTACATATGACAGAGCAAACGCATTTAGACTTAATCAAGAGTTAAAAAATTATGGGTTTGTTACTGAAGAAACAAGGCAGGGCGCATTAACATTGAGTCCTGCTTTAAAATCGTTAAAAGAGTTATTTTTAGATGGCAAAGTAATCTATAACAATAATCCATTATTCAAATGGTACGTAAACAATGTGAAATTAAAACTTGATAGAAATGGAAACTGGCTACCATCTAAACAAAGTCGATATCGTAAAATAGATGGCTTTGCAGCATTACTAAATACGTATACTGATATTATGAATAAACTCACTGAAGAAAGTAACACGGGAAATATTGAATTTTTAAGTATTAAAGACTTAATGGATTAAGGAGGTGATTAAAATCGCAAGTGTGAATATCTTTACTAGGATAAAGCGTAGATTAATTGATAATTGGATAGATGAAACAAGTAATACACTTTATGATTTCTCGCCATGGCGTAACAAATCATTTTGGGGGAATATCAATAATACTTTAGAAACTAATGAAACTATTTTTTCTGCAGTAACTAGGTTAGCAAATTCATTATCTAGCATGCCAATTAAGTTATATGAAGATTATAAAGTCATAAACACAAACGTATCTGAACTATTAACAATTAGTCCTAATAACTCAGTAAGTAGTTATGATTTTATCAATCAAATTGAAACGGTAAGAAATGAAAAAGGTAATGCATATGTATTGATTGAACGAGATACATTTTCGCAACCTAGCAAACTATATTTACTAAATTCAGACATAGTAAATATAGCAATAGAGAATAATAGTAGAGAAGTCTATTACATTATTCACGCTGCTTCGGGTAACAAACTTATCATTCATAATATGGATATGTTGCATTTTAAACACATTGTAGGCTCAAATATGTTAAAAGGGATAAGTCCTATTGATGTGCTTAAAAATACAACAGACTTTGATGCTGCTATACGTAAATTCAATTTATCAGAAATGCAAAAGCCAGACTCATTTGTACTTAAATATGGTTCAAATATTGATGTGAAAAAACGTCAAAGTGTAATCGAAAATTTTAAAAAATTCTACGAAGAGAATGGCGGCATTTTATTTCAAGAGCCTGGTGTAGAGATTGATCCAATACCTAAAAAATATGTTTCTGAAGATATTGTTGCAAGTGAAAATCTTACTAGGGAACGTGTAGCGAATGTCTTTCAACTACCTGCAGTGTTCTTAAATGCTAATGAAAGTAGTAACTTTACGAAGAATGAAGAATTAAATCGATTTTTCTTACAACACACTTTAATTTCTATTATTAAACAATACGAATCAGAATTTAATCGTAAACTTTTGACACCTTTAGACCGTAAGAAAAATAGATATTTCAAATTCAATGTAAAAGCATATTTACGTGCAGATAGTGCTACACAAGCTGAAGTATACTTTAAAGCAGTTAGGAGTGGTTATTACACTATCAATGAAATTCGAGAACTTGAAGATTTACCGCCAGTCGAAAATGGCGATAAACCATTTATTAGTGGCGACTTATATCCAATTGATACACCACTAGAGTTACGTAAATCATTGAAAGGTGGTGATAAAGATGACAACGAAAAAGTACTTTCAAATCAACAAGAAAACGGATAAAAAAGGCGAGATTTTCATTTATGGAGATATTGTGAGTGAAGAATGGTTTGCAAATGAAGTAACAGCACCTGGATTTAAGAAACAATTAGATGAATTAGGGAATGTTTCTGAAATAGATGTTCACATAAACTCGTCGGGTGGTAACGTGTTTGAAGGTCATGCTATCTACAATATGCTTAAAATGCATAAAGCAAAAATTAATATCTATATTGATGCATTGGCTGCATCAATCGCAAGTGTGATCGCTATGAGCGGTGACACTATTTTTATGCACAAAAACAGCTTTTTGATGATTCATAATTCATGGATTATGACAGTAGGTAATGCCAAAGAATTACGTGATACAGCAGATTTATTGGATAAAACGGATGAAGCAAGTAATCAAGCATATTTAGATAGAGCGCTTAATATTAGCGAAGAAGAACTGAAAGAATTATTAGATGCTGAAACATGGCTTACTGCAAGTGAAGCGTTAGAAAAAGGATTTATTGATGAAATTTTAGAGCCTAATGAAATCGCAGCAAGCATATCTGATGAACGATATAAGTTATTTAAATCTGTACCTTCATCCATTACAAAACAAAACAATAATGTAACAAAGCACTTAGAAGAACAAAAATTAAGACGAAAAATTATAAAAGAGTGTGAAACTTTAAAATTCACACTTAATTTATAGGAGGGTAAACGAATGCCAACATTATTTGAATTAAAACAATCGTTAGGAATGATTGGACAACAATTATCAAACAAAAATGAAGAATTAAGTAAACAAGCTTCAAATCCTAATGTAGATATTAAGGATATTGAGAAATTAAGAAGTGAAAAAGAAGGTTTACAACAACGTTATGAAATCGTTGAACAACAAGTAAAAGAAATTGAACAAAAAGAAAAAGCGAAATTAAACGACAAAACTTCTGCTTATCAAAAATTAAATGGCGATGAAAAATTAATTAAAGCAAAAGCAGAATTTTATCGTCACGCTTTAAAACCTGATGAGTTTAAAGCACCATCACATGAAGCTAAAAAAGCTTTAATTGCTTTACCTGATGGAAATGAAAGTGGTGGAGATAAATTCTTACCTACTTTATTATCAAATGAAATAGTATCGGAACCTTTTGCGAAAAATAAATTACGTGAAAAAGCACGATTAACAAATATTAAAGGCTTAGAATTACCACGTATTGCTTATACATTAGACGACGATAACTTTATTACTGACGAAGATGTAGCTAAAGAAATCAAATTAAAAGGTGATACAGTAAAGTTTGGTTCAAACAAATTTAAAGTATTAGCATCAGTATCTGATTCTATTATTCATGGTTCAGATGTTGATTTGGTCAATTATATTGAAAATGCTTTACAATCCGGTTTAGCAGCTAAAGAGCGTAAAGATGCATTTTCTATTATTTCAACTTCTGAATCTCAACATATGTCATTTTATATTGGAGATAAAGTGAAATCAGTTAATGGAAAAACTACTTATGAAGCAATTACTAAAGCATTAGCTGATTTACACGAAGATTTTAGAGAGAATGCAAGTATTTACATGAGATATGCTGAATATGTAGATATTATTACTACTTTAGCGAATGGTTCTACTGCGTTATTTGAAGCAACTCCAGAAAAAGTATTTGGTAAACCAGTTATCTTTACAGATGCTGCAACTCATCCAGTTGTCGGAGATTTTAATTACTTTGGCATCAACTATAACGGCATTACTTTTGATACTGATAAAGATGTTAAACACGGTGAATATTTATTCGTGTTAACAGCTTGGTATGACCAACAACGTATCTTAGACAGTGCGTTCCGTATTGCAAAGGTGGATAATACTCCCTTATAATCCCCGAAATGTAGAAGTAAGACCTAATACTAGATCAGCGGTTGTATCTACAAATTAGGGGCGATGCAGAATGAATTTAGAAGATTTGAAAAAATGGTTAAGAGTAGATTATAACTTTGAAGATAGTGTAATTACTGATTTAATCGAATCTGCTAAAGCTGAATTATTATTGAATGGTGTACCTGAATATACTGAAAGTGATGAAGAGTATTCGCTTTTTATGACTGCCATAAAGTATATTGTCACTAGAGATTTTGAAACACGTGGCTTTATAACTGAAATATATAAATCAAAAGCATTTAATGAAAAAACATTACAATCTATGATACTTAAATTAAAAAAATGGTGAGGTGATTTTATGGAATTCAATGAATTTAAAAATCATCTTACCTTTTTTAGATATGTTAACAATGGACCATATCCCGATGAAAACGAAGAAGAAACGCTATATAGTTGTTTTTGTAAAATATACAGTCCAGTCATAAAAGATATGGAAATATTAAAATCGAATGAAACTAAAATTACGTTGAATGTTGTTATTAGAGATGCTTCTGAATTCTATATCGTTAAATCTAATCATATGATAAAAATCGATAAAGCAATTTATAGAGATAAATTATTTGCTATTAAAGAAATTAGAGTGAATCAACCTAGAGAACACTACATCACTTTGTTGGTATCTGAAGTATGAGTGTAGAAGTTAAAGGTATGGAAGAAGTATTATCGCAATTAGAAAAACGATTCAGTCCAAAAGAGTTGATTCAAATTGAAGATGAAGCATTAAATAAAGGTTCTGAAGTGTTGTTGAAAGCATTAAAAAGTAACTTTGAAAGTTTTAAAGCAACTGGTAACACTATCAAAGAAATGTCTGTGACAAAACCATATAGCAAAAATATTTCTGTTTTAAGAGCTAAAAGTATTAAATGGAAAGGGCCAACAGGTAGATATAGAATTATTCACTTAAATGAACATGGTTATACAAGAAATGGTAAAAAATACACGCCACGTGGTTTTGGTGTGATTGCTAAAACCTTAAAAGAAGTAGAATCAGAATATCGAAATGTCGTTATTAAGGAGTTGAAGAAAAAACTATGAATATTTTAAACATAATAAGGACGTTAATTCTAGAAGATGAATTTTTAAAATCCGAATTAGATAATAGAGTTTATTTTTATGAAACGTCAAAAAACGCAGACATTACAAATAGTTTTGTGATTTTAACTCCTATCTACGACGAACCAAAAACGACTGTATCTGATAACTATCTATCTGAAGAATATTTAATACAGGTAGATGTTGAAACATATCATCATCAGAAAACAATAGATATCACAAAACGAATCAGACGCTTAATGTGGGAAAATGATTTATTACCTGCATCAAGCAAACTTGATATGTATTTTAAAGAAACAAAACGGTACGTGATGTCACGACGATATCAAGGCGTACCTAAAAATCAATATTATAAAGAAAAACACATCGATTAGGTGTGTTTTTTTATTTTTATAAAAATTGGAGGCAAAAGAATGGGATCATATGTAGCTGGATTTAAACGAATCTATGTCGGTGTATTCGACAATAAAGCGGAAAAAGTAACAGAGTTATATACATGGGAAGATGACAAAGGTGGTACTGTTCGTATGAACATTACAGGTTTAGCACCTGATAAAGTAGACATGTTTGCATCAAATAAACGTGTATGGATTAAAAAACAAGGTACAAACGAAATTAAATCTGATTTAGAAGTATTCAACGTACCTTCTGACGAATTAAATACTGTAATTGGACGTAAAAAAGACGCTAACGGCACTGCATGGGTAGGAGAAGATACACGTGCACCATATGTAACTGTTGTAGGTGAATCTCAAGACGGTATCACAGGCGAACCGATTTATTGTTCATTAATGAAAGGTGTATTTAGTTTAGATAACTTAGAATTCAAAACTAAAGGCGAAAAAGCAGAAGCACCTGAAGTTACAAAACTTGTAGGAGATTGGATGAACCGTAAAATTGAAGTTGATGGCAATGTGACTGGTGTCGCTTATGGTTATCACGAAGGTAAACAAGGTGCAGACAAATTCTTACAAAAAGTGTTCGTTGGTTACACTAAACCAATATTAGCAACTGACAAACACAGTGAATCAGAATTTAACGGTAACACTGATCGTGGTATTATTGACGAATCTCATCCAACTGAAGCACATGAAGTAAGTAATTTAACACATTCAGATAGTAATCCATCTGAAACACACGAAGCAACAACTAGTGTAAATCATCAATAAGTAGAGTGATAAATTATGGTTACAAAATTAAAAGTATACGATAAAAAAAACAATGTAGTGGGAGAAGCAGAGTTAAATGAAGATGGTACATCTAAAGTAACCATTAATAATCTTGAACCTAATACAGTATACCCTGAAGGTACATTCAGAGTAGCACATGTTAAAAATGAAAAGGTGTCAGATTATGTAGACGTACCCGAATTTAAAACGAAACCAACTACTACAAACAAAGACGAGGCACAGTAATTATTACTGTGTCTTTTTTATTTGAAGAAAAGGAGCTAATACAATGATTAGATTTGAAATTAAGAATCAAGAAACTGGTAAAACTGAAAGCTACAAAAAGGACTTTATCACATTAGGAGAAGCTGAAAAATGCTATACGTATTTAGAAGCGGTAGAAAAGGAACGTGAGAAAGAGAAACCTGATGCAAGTAAAGTCAGAGTAAAAGAACGTCAATTACTTGTCGATTTATTCAAAGAACAAGGCTTAACAGAAGAAACAATCTTAAACAATATGAGTACAAAAATATATACAAAAGCGATTCAAGATATCTTTCGAGAAGTCAACGGTGATGATGAAGAAGATACAGAAATTGAAACAGAAGAAGCGGGAAAGACAGGAAAGTAATTTCAATAAAAGATATTTTATCGAACATTAAAAAGATACAAACGTACTGTATGGAAAAGTACGGATGGACAATCATAGAAGTAAAACAACAACCTTATTTCGAAGTATTAGACTTACTTGCTTTAAATAAAGAAGATGAAGCGTCTCAACAACAAAAAGAACAAAAATTAAGCACCGATAAAGTTTACACAGGCAAAGATTTAAAATTATTGTTCGGTGGTTAGAAAGGAGGTAAATATAAATGGATGAAAAGTTACAAGGTTTAACCTTAGAGATGTCACTTGATGCGATTGGCGTTCAAGAAGGTATGAAAGGCTTGAAACGACAATTAGGTATCGTAAATAGTGAAATGAAGGCAAACCTATCCGCCTTTGATAATTCAGAAAAGTCTATGGAGAAATACGAAGCAACGTTAAAAGGTTTGAATGAGAAGTTAAAAGTTCAGAATCAAATGTTTGTACAGTCTAAAAATGATTTATCAAGATTAAATGCGGATTATCAAAATGCAGTAAGTCGTGTTAAAGATGTAGAACGTGCTTATGAAAAACTAGTAGAAACAAATAAGAAGAATAAACTAGCTTACGATCAATCTACTAATGCCATGAAAGAATCAAACGTTGAACTAAAAAAATCTGAAGTACAATTTGCTAGAACGATAAAACGTAAAGATGAAGCATGGCAAAAGTTAAAACAATTAAGACAAGCTGAAAAAGACTTAAAAGAAAGTAATGAAGCAACAACTGCACAATTAAATAGAGCAAATAATGCGATACAAAAACAAGTAGAAAAGCATAAAGAGTTAGTAGCTAAGTACAAAGAAGAAGAATCTCAAGTTAAAAAGTTACGACAAGAAAATAGAGAATTATTATCTTCACATGAGAAAGTTACTAAAAACTATCAAACTTCTAATAAGGAATTAAAAGAAACTGGCGAAGAATTTAAGCAACTGAATACAACGATTAAAAATCACAATAAATTATTAGCAAGTGCCGAACGAAATGTAAATAATGAACTTTCAGCATTAAACAAGTTAGAGCGACAAGTTAATAAAACTAAGTCAGAAATGAATGACTTTAATCGTGAACAAGTAATTGCTAATAGTAGTTTTACTAAATTAGCTGAACATGCTGATAAAATATCCAATAAATTTGGAGCAATCAGCGACAAAATGAAAAGTACAGGTAAAACAATGAGCGTAGGTATTACTGCACCAGTTATAGCAGGTTTTGGTGCTGCTATCAAAACAAGTGCTGACTTTGAAGCGCAAATGTCAAAAGTAGGTGCAATTGCTCAAGCAAGTAGTAGTGATTTAAAAGCTATGACGAATGAAGCGGTCGACTTGGGTGCTAAAACAAGTAAAAGTGCAAGTGAAGTTGCAAAAGGTATGCAAGAGTTAGCATCATTAGGATTTGATGCTAAACAAACAATGGAGGCTATGCCAGGTGTAATTAGTGCAGCTGAAGCAAGTGGTGCTGATATGGCACAAACAGCTACAGTTATGGCTGGAGCTATTAATGCGTTTGGGCTAAAAGCTTCAGAAACGACACATGTAGCTGATTTACTTGCTACTGCTGCAAATGATAGTGCTGCAGACATTAATTACATGGGTGATGCGCTTAAATATGCAGGTGCGCCTGCAAAAGTATTAGGAGCAACACTTGAAGATACTTCAGCAGCCATTGAAGTAATGTCAAATACAAATTTAGAAGCTTCTCAAGCAGGTACTACATTGCGTGCTTCATTCATTAGATTAGCAAGTCCATCTAAGGAAGCATCGACATTAATGCAACAATTAGGTGTCCACTTAATGGATACTAAAGGCCAATTTGTAGGTATGCCACAATTGATCAGTCAATTTCAAAATGGTCTACAAGGTATGTCTAAAGAACAAAAATTAGCAGCGGTATCAACAATAGTAGGTAGTGAAGCGGCAAGTGGGTTTTTATCATTAATTGATGCTGGACCGTCTAAAATTGATAAGTATAGTCAATCACTTAAAAATTCAGATGGTGTAAGCAGTAAAGCTGCTAAAAATATGAGAGATAACCTTCTTGGCTCTGTCGAACAACTTAAAGGTTCATTAGAATCATTAGGAATTAAAGTAGGCACACTATTAATTCCACCTATTAGAAAAGGTGTTAATTGGTTAAGTAAATTTGTTGATAAATTTAATACTTTACCTGATTTTATTAAAAAAGGCGTAGTCGCTTTTACATTATTAGCAAGTGCCATTGGTCCAGTGATTTTAGCCGGTGGTATTTTAGCCGGTGTGATTTCTAAAGCAGTAAAAGGGTATAGAGATTTAAATAAAACAATGGCTATCAATAGTGCAGAGGCAGCTATTAATGCTAAAGCAATTGATGTAGCTTCTAATTCAATTGGTAAAACTGGAAAAGTTGCTAAAAACTCTAAAGGTCATATGAATGAGTTAGGAGATGCAGTCGGTAATTTAAGTACTGGATTTGATGGGCTTGGTAAAAAGGTGCCAGGCGTAGGCGGTAAATTTGGTAAATTCGGTAGTTTACTTGGTGGACTAGTATCACGATTTGGTAGTTTAGGTAATGTGTCTAAATTCGCAGTTGGAGCAATTGGTAAACTAACTATACCACTCACAATTATTTCTACTGTATTCACTATAGCGTATCAAAAGCTAGGTTGGTTTAAACAAGGTATACATGATTTAGGACGTTTATGGAATGAAACAGTTGGTAATCTAGACTTCTCATGGATAAGTAAATTCACAAAAGGAATAGGCACTGCTTGGGATAAAACAAAAGAATTTTCAGCTAAACTATTAGAATTGACACCTATGTTTAAAATGTTAAAAGTATCTTTTGATGGTATTCACAAAGGTGTGGCTAAAGCTACTGATAAAGTTGATGTATTTGGTGAAGGTGTATCTAAAGAAACTAAATCGGCACTTGGTTCATTCGTAAATTACTCTGAAAAATCTAGTAAGATATTAGAGAAAATGCGTATTAATCATGGCGAGATAACTCAAAAAGAATCACAAGAATTAACTAATTTAAATAAAAAAATGAGTGATGATTTAATAGAACAAATGAACAAGCGTAAAGATAAAGAACTTAAAATTGCTCATGATGTTCTAGATAAATCTACTGCTATATCTGAAGAAGACAAAAAGCGCATATTAAAGAAAACTGAAGAGAGAAACGAAATAGCCATTAAGAAAACTCAAGAATTAAATAGAAAAATAAAAGAAATTGAAGATAAAAGAAATAATAGTGGTAAGTTATCAGATAAAGAAATTAGAGAATTACAATCACTGTATAAGCAAAGAGAAGAAGTAGCAGTTAAAGCATTAACAAATGGAGAAAAAGAACAAAAACGTGTTTTGGCTCGAATATCAATTAATCGTAAAGCTGCATCAATCGCAGAAGCTTCTGAAATTGTCAAAGAGGCGAATAAAGCACGTGATGATGCGAAAAAAGATGCAAAGAAACGCTATGATGATAAAATTGACGAAATTAATTCAATAGTTGGATTATCTCAAAAAGAAAGAGAAAAATTATTAGATGAAGCCAAAAAGAAATACGATAAGGATAAAAAATTAGCAGATGAAAATCATGAAAGTGTCATGAGAAATCTGAAAAAATCTAATAAAAATATTGAAGCGGAAATCGATTTATCAAATGGTAAAGTTTATAATGGTTTTCAAAAATGGTGGCATAATATTAAAGAAGGCCATTTTAGTTTATCAAAGCATATAAAAAAATCTTGGTATAATCTTGTACAGGGTATTTTTGGTGCAATTGATAGTTTGAAAGGAATAGGTAATAAGATAGGGCAACCATTTTCTAAAGCTAAAGACTTTATTGTAAGTTCATCTAAAGACATATATCAGGGTGTGACACATTGGTTTGAAAATACTAAAAATAGCATTGGAAATAAAATCAGTGATATGAAAGAACATGCTAGTAAAAAATGGGGAGCAATTTCTAATGATGCATCTCATAATGCTCATTTGATTTATAGTGGCACTTCAAAATGGATGAATAAAGCATTTAGTAGTATGAATGGTTGGCTAAGTGACATGAAAAACAGTGCATTAAAAAAATGGGATGCGATATCTAGTGTAGCATGGTCAAATGCAAAAAGTGTATGGCGGGGTACTTCAAAGTGGTTTGGTGATGCATATAGTAGCTTAAAAAGTTGGGTAGGCGACATGTATGAATCGGCCTTTGATAAATTTGATAGTATCTCAAGTTCTGCATGGTCAAATGCAAAATCCGTATATAACGGTTTTAAAACTTGGTTAAGTAATACACTAGATTGGATTAAAGAAATCGGTGGAGAAATGGCAGATGCTGCAGCTGATTTAGGTAAATCTGTTGCAAATAAAGCAATCGGTGGACTTAATAGTATGATTGGCGGTATCAATAGCATTTCTAAAGCTATTACTGATAAAGACTTAATTAAACCTATACCAACACTTTCAACTGGTACAATGGCTAGTGCGTCTGTTTCAACTGATTCGAATGGTGGCTTAACTGCACCAACTTTAGCAATTGTTAATGATCGTGGCGTGGGGAATGCTCCAGGTGGCGGTGTACAAGAGATTATACACAGAGCAAATGGAACACTTGAAGCGCCACAAGGGAGAAATGTGCTTGTTTCTCTAGGTGTCGGAGATAGCGTCATTAATGCGAATGATACACAACGTTATCAACGTATGGGAGTAATACCAAATTTTTCAACTGGTACTAAGAAAAAAGACTGGTTAGAAAATATGATGTCTTCAATCGGTAAATTCGGTAGCAAAGCTAAAGATACATTCCATAATATCAAAACTGGTGCAAAAGATATGATAAAAGCAGCAGGCGATAAAATTAAAGATGGGGCATCATGGCTAAGTGAAAAAGTTGGAGATGTTTGGGACTATATTGAAAATCCAGGGAAGTTAGTATCTAAAGTTATGGATAGTTTAGGTATTAGTTTTGGCGAAGGTAACCATGCCACTATTAAAATGGCTAAAGGTGCATTCAATATTCTCAAAACTAAATTAATAGATAAAGTTAAATCTTGGTTTGAAGAGTTCGGTGGTGGCGACGGTTCATATTTATTCAATTATCCAATTTGGCAACGTTTCGGTAGTTATACTGGTGGCTTAGGATTTAATGGTGGTCGTCATTATGGTATGGACTTTGGTATGCCAGCTGGTACAAAAGTTTACGCAGTCAAAGGCGGTATAGTAGATAATGTATGGTATGACTATGGTGGCGGTAACTCAATTCAAATTAAAACAGGACCAGGCGAGTGGAATTGGTATATGCATTTATCTAAACAACTTGTACGTTTAGGTGAACATATTAGAACTGGACAATTGATTGCAGAATCGGGGGCAACTGGTGCATATTGTAAAGGTGCTCACTTACATTTCCAATTAATGCGCGGAGACCATCCTGGAAACGATACAGCAATTGATCCAGAGTCATATCTTAAATCATTGAAAGGTGCTGCAGGTGGTAATGGTGCCGATGCTGCGAGAAGTGCCATTTTAAAAGCGCAAGCTATTTTAGGTGGGAACTATAGAAGTAGTTATATAACTGAGCAAATGATGCGAGTAGCTAAACGAGAATCAAATTATACATCTAATGCAGTCAATGATTGGGATATCAATGCGCAAATGGGAGATCCGTCAAAAGGTATGTTCCAAATGATAGGTACGACATTTAGAACTTATGCTAAGAGTGGATTTGATAATATTATGAATCCGGTTGATGAAGCTATATCTGCAATGAGATATATTGTTGATAAATACGGTTGGAACGGATTTAAGCGTGCAGGAGATTATGCATATGAAAATGGTGGTTTAATTACTAAACATCAAATTGCAGAAATCGGAGAAGGCAACAAACCGGAAATGATTATCCCACTTACAAAACGCAGTCGTGCTATTAAATTAATAGAAGATGCAATGCGTATTGTTGGTATGGATACAAGTTCTAGTAATGTCACAGTAAATCAAGATAATTCAACAGTTGAAAAATTATTAAATCATATTGCGATATTAACTGATACTGGTAATAAATTAACAAGAATGTTAATAGAAACGGTTAAACCTAATCAACAAAATAACAATTTAGACAATGTTGAACAAACATTATCAAAAATAAGTGCAACACGTGCATTAGCACTTAATTACATGGAAGGGGGACTTGATATTTAATGAGTGAAACATGGGTTAAAATCATTGAAGATGGTATCGAATACGATATAGATGAATTTGCTGGATTAATGTTTTTAGATGCTAAAGCAAGCTATCCTTCCGAAAATGAAAATAATGTGTCTATCAATGGTATAGATGGTGTTTTACCAGGGGCGATTAGTTTCGCTCCTTTTAATTTAGTATTACGTTTTGGCTATGATGGAATAGATGCTAGAGAAATTGATTTGTTTGAACATCACTTTAGAAGTATCTTTCATAGAAGAAAACCATATGCAATTGTTACATCTCAAATGCCAGGTATTAAGTATTCAATTAGTGGAGCCTCTATACAACCTACAGTAAAAGATTTTTGTTCTTTAGAATTAGAAGTTACTTTAAAAGTATATAAAGGTTATTCAGAATCAGTAAATACAACTGGAAAAGACTTTGTATTTAATTCTGAATGGATGCTTGAAAATGGATTACCTTTAAACCACAAACCAAAGTATCATTTTAAAACAAGAAGTTTTCAAGTTTGGAATGGTTCAACAGATACAGTAGATCCTAGAATGCGTCATAAGTTAAAAATATTGATACAAATTAATGCAGTCGGTGGTTTCCAACTAGTTAATACTACTACAGAGGATAAATTTAAATATAATAAAACAATCGAATATCGTTCGAAATTCATGTTAAATGACGTATATGCATATAAAGATAATCAAAGAGTTGGGATAGATACGAATAGAGGTATCATTACGCTTGCACCGGGAATGAATAATTTCGAAATACTTGGAGACGTAAAAGATGTAGATATCATTTTTGAATTTCCATTTATTTATAGATAGGGTGATTTAAATGGATAAACATAAGCACATATCAATTATGAATTTTGAACAAACGATATGCGAAAACTTGATTGAAATAGATTATAGTACCTTTAAAGATACGTATGAATTAAACAGTGCTCGGATGATTACATTTACAGCATACCGAACGAATGCTAATCGATTTGTATTTGACTTACTTGTGAATGAAAATTTTGTCATTTATAAAGGCGAGAAATTCATTATTAAGAATGCAGTTTCTAAAGTCGAAGGACAAAAAGTATCAATGGACATCACTGCTTATCATGTAATGTTTGAATTTCAAAATCATTTCGTGGAACAGCTTGATGACGATAGTAGTGATAAAAAGAAAAAAGAATATACATTATCACAGTATCTTGAGTATGGTTTTAAAAATCAAAAGACAAACGTGAAGTACACATATAAATTATTTGGTGACTTCAGTAAAAAATAATGGTTGATAATATAGGCGGTAAAAATGGAATTGAGTTTATCAAAGAAGCTATTGATTTATTCAAATGTATTATCTATCCAATCGATACTGAAATAGGTTTTTATACTCCTGAAAATTTCTATAAACGAAGTGAAGAGATTATTAGATATAAATATAATACTGATAATGTCGTCGCTACTATTAGCACAGTAGAATTACGAACTGCAGTTAAAGCATATGGCAAACGACGAGATAACGATAAAAAGAAAAAGTATGAAGCTATGATTGAATATGTGTCACCACAAGCTGAAATATATGGTAAACGATATGCAAGTCCAATCAATAATGATGATATTACAAGTGAAACTGAACTAAAAAAATGGGCTGAATCGCAACTACAAGATAAGCCAAAAACAGAATTAACAGTTAACTATATTAGTTATAAACATTTATCACCTAGAGATACGGTTTTCTTTATTCATGAATTAATGAACTATAATACTGAACTTAAAATCATCAAGTTAGAACGGGGACATCCATTTGTACAAACGATTGACATTTTAACATTTAGTAATGAATTAGAGGATATGGTTAAAATTCAACAATCACTGAATAAAAAACTAAAGGCTCAAGATAATAAATTCGATTATAAATTGAAAGAGTTTAATCATTCAGTATCTAAAAATATGAAAGAACTCATTCATGTGGGCGAAGCGGTAGGAAGTGTATTAGAATGACGGAAATCAGACCACTTTATTTTGAAGATGAACATATATATCCACAAACACACGTGCAAGCGATTGTAGGATTAAATAATGCTACAACCGAAAAGAATGGGCTATTATCCAAAGAAGATAAACAAAAACTAGATAAATTAAACGTAACAGACTCTAACAAATTAGGGTCTGTTTTTTATAAGGAGGTGACCTTAAGTGCCGATAACGAGCATTAGAACTCTTACTGTAAACAATGAAGAAGTATATGCTAGGACTCATATACAAGGAGTGGATGGATTATCAAATTCAACCGAAAATAAAGACGGTTTAATGTCAAAGGAAGATAAACAGAAATTAAACAGACTACAAGAATTTGATATATCCAAATTAAATGAAGCGACTAAAATAAGTCCTGGTTTAATGAGTATGGAAGATAAACAAAAGTTGGATAGTATCGATAAACATAATCAAATAATTAATAGGAATGTGAACGTTTATCCAAATAAAACACAAATAGTTAATTTAAATAAAAATTTAACATCTTGTTTAAACGGAATTATCTTAGTATGGCGTTTAGATGATATAGATGATTTATACCATTATCAATATGTGCCTAAATATCATAACAATCATCCTAATACTTATATTACAGAAGTCATCCCTTATAGAAATCAAGGTAATAAACTAGACTACTGTATAAAATTAGTAAGAGTATCTAATACACAAGTTGTAGGTGCAGCAAGTAATCAATTAGCACCATCTAATCATGTTCGATTGCATGAAATTTTGGAGTATTAGGAGGTAGAACATGGGGTTAATAACAACAAACTTAAGTAATCAAGCAGGAGCGGAGTTTAGACGACAACTCATTGAAAACTTCAAAGAAATTGAAAATTTCATGGGTGATTACAAAACTGGAGAAGCGGAAAAGAAAATCTCTAGTTTAGTTAAAAAATATGAAGATGAATTATTTAAAGAAGTCAGAGCAATCGTAATGCCGGAAGAATCACCACTTGAAGTGACTAAAGAAGTCGTTGATAGCAAAACGGATTTAAAAGGCGTTAAACATGATTCATTATCGGAACGTATTAGAAATGATTTAGAACAACTTAAAAAAGATCAAGTTGAAAATAATCCACTACACAATACAGTAGTGACTAAAAATGGAACGGTCGTTTATGACTATTCTAAAAAATCACAAACACTATCTGATATTAAAAACATTTATTGTATAGGCGATTCAGTTGCTAGAGGTTTACATGCTAGTAAAAACTTTGGACAATTTTTAGCGGAAAAATTAAATGCTAATTTAAACAATTTAGCAGTATCGGGTGCAACATTCTCTAAAGCAAGTGATAATAGTATATTCGACCAGGCCTTAAAAGTTAAAGACGCAGACTTAGTTATCGTACAAGGTACTGATGATGATTGGCTAAAAAATGATGGTATTGAACTTGGCATAGATAAAACTGATATTAGAACATTTTTAGGTGCATTTTACCAAATTATAAAAGTGATTAGAGCACAGAATAAAGATGCAAAAATTGTATGTATGACTGCAACACGTCAATTACCAGTCAACGGTACTTACATTAGAAGAAAAGATACAGATAGAAATAGATTAAATTTAAGCTTAGAAGACTATGTTAATGCTCAAGTGTTAGCATGTACTGAATTAGATGTACCTATTTTTGATGCATATCATACAGATATTATAAATCCATATAATCCAGGATTTAGAAAAAAATATATGATAGACGGCTTACATCCTAATGAGTTGATACATGAAGTGATTAGTTATGAATTACTTAAAAATTATTACTATTTCTATGGTTAAGAAAGGGATGATATTAGATGGCAAATCAAGATTTATTCTTTGATATAACAAAGCAAGGTACAGAACAAGAAAAGCAACAATACATCATTAGTCGTGTCGGTGATGGTGGTTTAAAAGCAATTACAATTACTGTTTATTCAAATGGTCGTCCATATAACATTACTGATTTAACTCCAGTTTTCGAAGGTGTTAAACCTGATGGAGAGCGTATTATTGATACAACAGGTGGTTTAGTATTAGATCCACGTAACGGCGTGTTCAGATACATTCTTCCACAACAAGCAAGTACTGCAGAAGGTGATTACCAACAAGCATTTTTTAAATTAAAACGTGGAGAACAAACAGATTCATCATTAGAAGTACGTATTAGAGTATTAAAAAACAAAGTAGAGTTTGGTATTAATTCAGAAAGTTACTTTACTGAATATCAAAAAGAATTAGAACGATTAAGAACAACTGTAAATACTGGTATTGAAGAATTAAAGCATACTGCAGAAGCGACTGAAGTTAAAATTAATAGTGAGGTAGAAACAGCTAAAGCGTTAGACACTCAATTAAAAGCACTACAGTCAGCAATAAATAGTAATCAGTTAGCGACTAGAGAAGATTTAACTTCTCAAATTAAACCATTAAGCGATCAAGTTGTGGCATTTACAAATTCACTTGAAACTACAAAAGATACTGTAAATGCAAATGTACAAAAATTAGTAGATACTAAAATGGATGCAGGAGTAGCACCTGGAGTATTAAGTAATCCTGCGAATATTACTAAGTCTGGAAATTATTACTATAATAGTAGCACTCAAGGTTTACCTACATTAAATGGAAGTAACGCAAATGGCATTATTCAAGCAGTTATGCGTGATGAGAATAATGGTATGTTATCTATTTTAGGTACTGGTTTAACAAGAGAAAAATATAAAGGTAAATTATACGATAGATGGAAATCTTCTACGCCAATATTATTATGGAGTGGTAGAGCATCAAGTGGCGATACTGTCCAATTAAAAGATGATGTTCACAATTACGGGCAACTTATTATCAACGTTACATTTACAAGTAATAGACATGCTACACACTTTGTGACTGTACCGAATAATGGAGAAACTTTATATTTAAATAATATAGGATTAAGATCTTCGGGGAATGGTTATAAAAATGGTTACCTAGATGAATTATCTATTTTATTTAAAGATAACAATCGTATTCAAGTGGTTAAGTCATTACTTGCTACTGATGGAGAACAAGCGATTAATTCAGATACAGCAATTACAGCAATATATGGAATTTATTAATCTCTACCTATTTAAATAGGTAGTTTTTTTAATACTAGGGGGAATTTATTAAAATGGCAGAAATGGCAGATAAATATAATATTGAAGTAGACGACTTTATGAGTCTTATCTATTCGGGTAATAAGGTGTTCGTTTATATTTTATTATTACTTATTTTTGTAGATGTAGTTACTGGAATGATTACTGCATTTAGTGAAGGTAAATTAATGAGCAAGAAAGCAATGCTAGGGTATGTTAAGAAAATCGCATTTTTATGCGTCATCATTGTATCAAATACATTAGATATTATTTTCCAATTACATGGCTTACTTGTTAATGCAACAGTAATGTTCTTTATTATTGGAGAAGCAACAAGCATTGTAGAAAATTCAGTGAAGTTGGGCGTACCAATTCCTGAACAACTTAAAAACAGATTAAATATTACTGAAGAAACTAACAAAAACTAAGGAGTGACTTATATAGTCACTTCTTTTTATTTAGGAGCGATAAATTATGGCAAAAGAATTTTTAGAAAATTGGAACGGTGTACCTGTATATTTAGATTTAATTCCTTATGGCACACGTCGTACTGGACAAAAATTAGATACTGGAAGTCCTATCTTCGCAGTATATCACGATACTGGTAATCCAGGCAGTACAGCACAACAAAACGTGGACTATTATAAAAATACTTACATGGAACCTTGGGAATCAACAGCTTCAGCGCACTTCTTTGTAGATGATAAAGAATGTATTATTAATGTACCAATTGATGAGAAAGCATGGCATGTTTTATATGATACGCCTACTGATAATTATTACTTTGGAGATGATGCAAACGATGCTGCGTTTGGGGGCGAGTTATGTTACTTCCCTGATGACAGAGAGCGTTCATTAACTGCATTAGATAATTTCGCAAGAGTCTGTGCAGTATTATTTGAGTCTTGGGATATCGACCACTTCCATAAGTGTCCAGGTCATCAAGATATTCAAGATGACAAGCAAGATCCAGGTAATGCACTTGAAGCGTGTGGCTACGGTAGACATGAGATTGATGTCATTGATAACTTAGTACAAAAATATATGGATGGTACAGATGTAGATAAAGATACAATTACAGATTTACCTGAAAAAGAAGATGTGATTGAGAAAAATCCAGTCGGATGTACACGTGTTAAAGTATGGTCTGAAGAACCTTATTACAGAGGAACAATTAAATATGATGCATCATTACGTGAACGTGCTGGTAGTAGCTTTGATAACTATAGTTTTGCAAGTGAAAAAGATGTACTTGAAGCGGGTTCCACAGTATACATTTATGAAGAAATTCAAGATCCACAAGGTAACATTTGGTGTAGAACATATTCACCAAGTAACAATGGCTGGGTGCATAAGCACACTATTGAAGTAGAAGAAACTTATAAAAAGTAGAATAGAAGGGTAGCCAGTTTTTTTAGCTACCCTTTTTTGTGTTTAAAAGTAATTATATGATTAGTGTTTTATATCTATCTGAAACAAATTTAAAGATAATAATTTAAAAAGTGGTTCACAGCATATTAAAGTTAGAGTATAATGTAATTAATTTTGAGTATAATAGAGGCAGGGGTACAAGTTGGAAATTATTTCAGAAATCACTGAGGATGTGGGGAATGGAGTAACCGATCCAATTCGAGGATATATAGATGATAAAAAAGTTGTTGCAAAGTACATACACAATAACGAAGGATTTATTGCGTTATTCAATGAATTATTAGGCTATAATTTAGCTGAATTTTTTGGTATAAGACATCCCCATTTTGGATATGCATTGTTTAGCAAAGAAGATACGGCAGTGAAAAATGGGAAAGATTACGTACATAGTAGTTTGTTCACATACACAACTTGGTTAGAAAAATCATTAACAATTACTTCGCCCAGTATGACATCTTTTGTTCAAAAGAGTGAAATTGTCAATTTGCTTCTATTTGATATCTTTATTTACAATAAAGATAGAAATTTAGGTAATTTATTAATAGAAATCCCTAAAAAATTATATCCTATTGATTATACTCATATTTTACCAGGTGGATGTATTTGGCCAGATGTACTTAAAAATGATGATTATAGTATAGAGGATATAATTAAGGATATGTTTAGTTCTGGATATTATCAATATTTACTTGAAAATAGAAAAATTGAAACATCAATAATTGAAGATTGTGGTAGAAATTTTGTTGATAAAGTTAATGATGTTGATATTGAAAGTATTATTTCTAAAATTCCTATTTATTTAAAAAATAATCTTTCTGAGGAAAATATACAACTACTACACAAGTACTTTATCTACATTAGCGAGAATTTTGATGAAGCTATTAAATATATAATAGAAAAAATAGGAAAGGAGTGATTGAGTATGTTTAAAGTGAATTATTCAGTGTTAAGTTACTATCCAGATATATATTTAAGAAGTAATCTAGCTATAGGTGTTGCTTTTGAGGTAGTAGGAGAAAACTATCATAAAAATGAAGTTAAATTTATAACTCAAAGAAAAAAAATTGTATCTTTTGATGATGAACTTGAAGATTTAGAATTTATTAATATGTTTTTAGATGGATTAAAATTTGAATTTGAACATACTCATCAATCGCTTCAGAATTATATAAAAAGATTTGTTAATAATTTTTATTTTGAAGATATTGAACATAGAAAATTTAGTTCTATTAATGAAGTTGATGATTTTATTAATAAAACTTATAAATACATTTTACATCTTGGCTTGAATAAAAAGGAAAGATTAAATGTAAATGAAAAAAGAAAGTATGTAATGACTTATTTAGAAGGACGATATACAGATATAACTTCTAAGCATGTCGTAAGTGGCAAGAATTCATTAGATAAATTTACTCCAGATTTTGTTGCTAAGGATATTGAAAATAAAGAGTTCCTTTTTAAATTTTTAAATAAAAATAATACAACTATTCATAATGCGAGATCTTATATTCTATATTCAATTATGAACGAAACAAATCTGATTTTAATTCTTGAGGATGATATGGTAGAAGAAGAAAAACTTTTGAAAGAATTCATCAATAAATTTGAAGCTAAAGTTCAATTAAAAAATGAGCAGGATTTAATTAAGAATTAA